TTCCGTTACCACTGTTTGGCTTACCGAATCCACCGACTGATCCCATGACTATACTATCATTCGCAGTGGTTTGGCCCGATCCGCCCGCTGGCCCTTGACCCTTTCCATCTATTTTGCCTGATATATAAATATCACCAGTACATAAAAGGGTGATATTGCCGGTGATGGTAAGGGTGCCTGCTATTTCTAGATCACCATCGTAATAATAAACTGCCTGACTGGCATCGGTAGCATGACCGGGTAAGGTATGGCTCGATGTAAGCACACCGCCGGTAATAACAACACCCGGTAAACTAGCCGGGTTACCAATGTCAGTTCCACCACCTGGTGTGAAGTAACTATTTAATAACTTTGTATTTGCACTGAGTCGTACAAAGTTTGATTTCTCAACCCCTCCGAAAAGCTGTAGTGATACGTTTCCTGCTAACCAATTTGGTTTTACTGACTGTATTTCAAAAGTTCGGTCAACGGCTGCATTGGTATTGTAATCAATAATATGTGCTGTTGATAACCGTATACGATCACCGGCATCGAGCATTGCCCATTTACCAGGCACAGTAATAGGCAGAGTAACCGGTGGAGCTATGTGCCTGTCACCAATGCTATCAAAGTATTGCAACAAGTCATATTCTGCATGGGGACCCGTATAAACACCTTTTAGCTCTATTTCTTTTAGGTCTGCTTTGCCGTATTTAGCAATGCTGTCTGCATCAATTATTTGAGTGTATTTTGAAAAACGGTCTTGAGATTTTACCCAGTTCCATTTTACCAGCATGTTATTAATCAGCTGATTATAATTATGGGTCAATTCTCCATAACTGATAAGGTCGGCATCGGTCAGGTGTGCATCGTAATCACTTTGCGGCATGACGTTGCCCAGGCGTTTTAGACCCATTTGCCCATCACTGTATATGGGCATGTAACACCCGAGCCATAATAGAAATTCATTGCGTAGAAAGCTTTTCCCTTCTTCTTTTTCTATCGCCCAAAATCGTAATAGCTTGCCTGTGCTATTGGTGGTATCCCATAGATCTTCACCTATGTTTTGAAAATCGGTCAGGCGTATTAAACTGGTGTCGATACCTAATGACCAGTGCTCTGGGAAATCTGTACCCGTTAGGATATTGTAAAGAAGTTCAACCGCGATACCTTCAAAGCAGATGTATTCATCGATGCCGGGTTTTTTATCGTCATCGTCGGCTGCATCAATTTCATGGGTGACTGCATCGGTATCAAGTACACCCCGCACAACACCTTCGAACCTGTCACCGTCTGCATGAATACCATAATGTTTGATGATTTCATTTTCTATTTTTATGTACCCGACTGTTTCACTTTTATCAAACGAGTACTTGGCATCGTGTACCAGTGTCGGGAATAACGTGTTATCTAGACTTGTAAGCGGTATGGTAGCTGTAATTTCATCAATAGTGCTGGCTAGTGTGCTTTTATGCTGAATGAAAATATCTGTTTTAGTTTCGCGCTGAATATCACCGATAGTCAGGGTGTAAATACCGTTTTTATAGCTGTTTTTTTCGATGATAAAGGTAAGCACTTCGGCATAGTCTGCCCAGGCTAAATCTTCAAAACCCATGTAGATTTTTACCTGTTCTTTGCGAAGTGATAGATCAGTACCTAGCCTGGTATTTATACGGGTGCTTATTGCACCGTTTACATCCTGGACGCGGATAGTGATTGAACCGATAGAGCTGTCTGCCGTGGCAGGTTTAATGGTTTGAGTTTTTCCACTGATGCCCTTGGGCATGATTGACCCACGAACTATGTCTGCCGTCAGTGTGCCAGAAGGTAAAGCAGTATTGCTATGGCTGGTTAACCAGAGCAGATCTGTACCGGTGTCATCAAATGAAAGTGATATGGCGTAATGTGGTTTACGTTGTAACTGGCTTGCAGCTGTCTCGTTGTTTACGGTATTGGTTTTCACTTAAACCGCCCGAGCATTAAAACTGTAATTATAAAAAGCGCCGTTATTGCTGATGGTGGGTTTGCCTGTTAGCACCAATGTATAGACTGTTGTGCCGTCATCAATATCAAAACTATACCCACCAAAGATACTGTATAGAAATTCTCGCATGTCATCATGGTTAACTGTGCCACCGGTTGCAGGCATGTAATCAATGCCTATGCTGTAATTTTCTTCTATGTGATAAAGGTCGGTGTAAATCGTGCCCGCCAGGGTTTTATTTTCTGTTTGTACCGGGTTCGGGCTTTCATCAAATCTGGATAGATCGACTTCAATTGTGTACTCGGTGCCAGATGTATGACCGCTTTTAAGCTTTTCTCGGGCGGTGTATGTGATATCAACCATTAGTCAAAGATTCCTGTTTCATCATTATCAATGGCCGTTTCCAGAGCTTCGAGAACAACTTCACGCACGTTTTCATTGCCGATTGCACTGCCTTCGATAATCACCGTTATATTTGTACCGGATGATTGTGGTGCCAAAGAAGGAACCTGTTGAACCGGCTGTGTCGCTGTGTCGCTCGGGGCGAATGGCATACTGGATGCAGAGGGACCACTGCCAAATGATGTACCTTTTATGGCTTCGACTTGTGCTATACCGGCTGCCAGGTGGGCGGCAGCCATAGCGGCTGCCAGTGGCATTGGGTAGTTTTCGAGCGATTTAGCGACACCGGCATGAGTGCTGATAATGGCGTTGGCTATGCCTGCCACTTTATTGAGTTCGAATAATTTTCGGTTATGTTGTGCTACGCCTGACGTGATATTAACCAGTTCACCGACTACGGTTTTAACCTGATTTTTTGATGACATGGCCTGAAATTTTTCAAGGTTTGTCATGCTTTTTAATTTTAGGGCGGCTAGTTTTCCTTCGTGTTCTGCATTTAGGTCGTATATAAGTTGAAGGTGGTTTTCATCAGCTAATATTTTCAGGTCATTAGCTTCTTGAGCTATGGCCATTTTATTTGAAAAAGATAATTGCAAGGTCTGCTCTTCTGTAAAAAGCGATTCTTGCAGCCGGTTTAATTTTGCTTGCGCTGCATCTTTTTCTTTTTGGTCGGGGTCAGTACCACCAACAGTACTCGATGATTTTTCAATAACTATACTAATCGGCTTTTTTCTAAAAGTGTCTTCATATTCAGCAGCTTTTTTAGCCAGTTCTATTCTTTGTTTTTGTCTAAATATTAAACCGTCTAACCTTTGAATTTTTGCATCCTTATTTTTATTGTCACCCTCTTCCAATTCATTTCTATACTCCAGCATTGCACTTAATCTTGCTTGTGACGCTTCAATATCAGCACTAAATTGAATTTCACCTTTCCCTATTATTGCTTCAATAACCCCCTCAATTGCGGCACCTGCCTTCCGTCCAATAGTAACCACATCAGTCAACCACTCGACGGTTGTAGTTAATACAGGAACCAGAGATACAGCCAAAGCCTGTGTTAAACCATCTGTAGCCGCACTAAATTCCTTTGTTGCCTTGCCTGCTTCCACCAGTTTATCAGCTTCAATTTTTGTTAACGTGGCACCGGTTTCATCAGCCAGTTCCATTAACCGTTTTAGTTCCTTTGAATCATCTTTCAATAATGGCAGCAACAAGGTGGCATCATTTGCCAGTGCTTCCATGATTTGAACTTTTTCACCTTGTGTCTGCACCTGGTTGAGAGCCTTAGCAATGTTTAACAACTGCTGATCGGGTGATAGTTTTGCCATGTCTTCAATGGAAAGATTCAATCCATCGAGCGCTTCTTTGGCTTCGCCTCCTTTATTACGATAAGCATCACCGATTTTTTCGGTAACGTCTTTCATAATGTCGGCCATTTTATCGGCCTGAATACCTACCGATTCGGCAGCAAATTGCCAGGCGGTTAATGATTCGATGTTGATACCGAGTGCTTCGGAATATGCCTGCGCCTGCTTTGCGCCTTCAACCTGCCTGCTGATCAGCAACCCGATACCACCAATACCGGCCAGCCCCGCAAAGCCTACGCCCAGCTTGCCGACGATACCGTCAAGTTTTTGCATTCCTGCCGTGGCACTTTTTACAGCAACTTTGGTTTTGTCGCTGGCACTGAGTACAAATTTAGTCTGGTGTGTTGTAGTGACCATCGATCACCCCCATGGCTTTGATGTATTTATTGGGCTGGTTGTATAACCCACCAGATTGAAGCAATACGCCATTTTTATAATGACGGTAAAGCCGCAAACATTCGTGCGTGAAAGCAGTGATTAGTGGTAATAAACAGGTTTTTGATTTGATAACGCTTTTTACTTCCCATTGTTCGTATGACGATGGACCACGGCTACCAGGGCGGCTACCGTCGAGGTCGCAGTGATGATGCGTGCAGGTGGCGCAATCAAACTGCTTGTGGTTTTTTGTTACCTCGACGGCAATCATTAGTTTCCCTCTTCTTCTCCGGTCAGTGTGCTGATGTTGATGATTCGCGAGGCCAGTTCGCTGCGGATCGGGTGTGGAATTAACCGCATGTTATCCATGTTAAAAACAACGGCACCTTTGCTGTCGTTAAAGTTTGCCCAGTCGAGCAGGGCTAAATCAAGACAGCGACTACGGCCTTTGTTGGTGATGAAGACCTGATTATTTTCCATTGTTAAAAAGTCGGCGATTTCTCCGAACTCGGCACCGTCAAGCGGGCGAATTCTGAAGGTTGTCGGGTTTTCACCTTGCTGGCCTTTGGGCTGGTACCACTGCGGGTTTAATCCTTCAATTGCTTTGATCATGGTTTTTCCTTAAGTGAACAGCAGGGTGAATTCGTCATCACCCGATACTTCGGCAGCACCAAAGGCAATATCAAGCGCGCGTTGTGATTCGCGGTCACCCTGGGCTACGGATCGATAAGCCACGGCGGGCATATCCAGCTGGTATCGATTACCGACAGTAGAACCCACCACACCGGTGGCCAGTGCCATGGTGGTGCCTGCTTTCCAATCTGCGTCAAAATCATTGGTGGCGATTAGTTCATCGAGTGGATCGAAAGAGCCTGCTACATCACGCGCTGTAATTCGTAACTGGCCAAAGCCGTCAGACGCGCCGACTGATTTCGGCTTGCTGATGGTGTTGGCTAGATCAAAACTTAAATTGCTGATATCGGCGGCATATCCACCAATATCAAACGGGCGGTTGATGTAGGGAACCGGCACGGTGGCATCATAAGCACCGTTGACAAATGTAGTGTCGGTTGCGGTGCCTTCGTGGCCGGTGAAGGTAAAGCTTGCCATGCCGACTTGCCCTGCTTCCATTTTGAACGATACATTGCCAATGGCGTCTTCCAGCACTTTGCGTTTACCGTCCTGGTAATAGTGAAAGGTCATGTATTGTTGGTTTAATGATGCGGGTTTATAGCTGCATGACGTGCTGGCCACAATGGTTTCGACCATGCCACAAGCCACCATGCTGTGCGCCATTTCGGGCGGGCTGCCTGCAGTGCCTGAACCTTTTAGCTCTACATCAAAACTGATTTGAGCAAGGCCACCAGCATACAGTTGCTTTAGTGTGCCGAGCGTGCCTTTTAAAATGGGGCGGCTGATCATGTTGGTGTCAACATAGCTGTGCTGCAAGTTGCTGATCATGATGGCATCGGCATTCGGGTCGAGCGTTGCGGGCGTGCCGTGTGCGCTTTGAACTTTGCCAACGATAATTTCACGGATGGTTAACATTACTTAGCCTCCTTTTTAGTTTCTTGAGAAACTTTTTTTTCGACAGGTTTGTCGGCCTGCCGTGGGTTGTTTTTGTCGAGTCCGCCGTTTTGCGGCTTCATTACTTTTTTAGTCATGATAGTGCCTCTGTTGATGTGCCGCTGTGGCGGTAAATAATCCGCCAAATTTGCTGCTGGCGGGCTGTAGGTTGTTCTTGTGTTGATTCAATATCGGGTTCCTGATCTTCTACCAGTTCGGTGGTGATAACGAAGGCCAACCCCTGTGAAATATCGGCCATAAGGGCTGCGAATATTTCTGTTCTAATTTGATTAAGTTCTGTTTCCAGATTGGTTGTTGCTTTAACGTGACTGGTAATTAACACGCTTAAGCTGCGGGTTAAATGGGTTAAGTTTCTGCCTTCATCGAGCACGGCATCGGTGCCCTGGGCAATGGTCAGTGCTGGCGTGGTGGCCAGGTTATAGGCCCGTGCACGGCTTACATTGGCACCCGTGGTGGCAAGCCCGGTTAAGGTGGTTTCAATTTGTGCCAGTATTTGTTCGGCCAGGTGCATGTTATGCGGACTCCAGGTTTAATACGCTGGTTCGGTCGCCTTTTTCTTTTTCGCGCACGGTGTACGTGCTGCCATCAATATTGATGGTGTCACCGATGGAAACCAGATCGGCATCATCGTTCATACAGCGGAAGGTAATACCACGACCATCGATGTCGAAACTGTTGTTGTACCCGTGCAGGAATATGCCCCAGATCGATTTGCCGGTGGTAAGATCCGCAGCCGTGCGAAAGTCTGTGCTTTCGACAAGGCCACGGATGTCTTTGGTGGTTGTTACTGGCATTTTATTCTGCTGGTTTTTCTTTCTTTGCTGGCAGCTCTGCCTTGCCAATTGCAATTAAATATTTTGCATCCTTTTCGCTGACTTCAGGCGTCGCGCCTACTTTGCAGGTTTTACCCTTAACCATGCATTGTTTTAATATTTTAACTTTCATGTTGTCACCTTTTAGTTATTAAACACCGGGGCTGTTATCCCGCCCCGGTGAACTTTTACGACTTACCGATTAAACCCCGCCGTTACCTACTGCGAAAGATTGAGCATGGCGAACAGCCACATCAACATCCTGCAGGGAAACAACACGAACACGACCCGAAGCAGATCCGGTGCTGGTATCGACGTTGACATCAAGACCACCCCAGAAACCGATTAACAAATCAGCCCAGTTACCAAACAGCAGGCTATTGGCTGTAACCGTATTGGATAGTGCCACGGGGTAACCGTTTGCCTGTCCGTCTTCAATTACAAAACGCCCTGAACCAGCATCCTTTGCTTTCTGCTTCATGCCACCCGCCATTGCTGCAGTAGTGAGATATGACAGGCTACCCATTAGCGCGTTATCAATAGACACTTGTGATTCAACGTCGACCACTTCGCCGAATGTTGGTGCGCCTAGTGCTGCGAAAGTTTTTGAACCGATACCCGATGTGCTCATGATGCCGGTCGGCGTGTTGCTTGTGCCGTCACCCGTAACCGCTTTACTGTCGATAGCCAGAGCTAAACGCATGGCTAATTCGTTACGGATCAGTGCCTCGATGTCCAGACTGGATTGCAGTAATGTTTTACGGCTGATTTCAGTCATGGCACCTACTGTTTTAGGTGACAATGTGACCTGATCAAAAGTCTGATCGCTTTCAGTGATATCACCATTTTCAGCGACCCAGTAGGCTGTTGAACCGGCTGTCATGCGTGGAATAGCTACATTACCCACCAAATCACGCAGGATAGTTGCCCCAAGAGCATTGGTGACCATAGCATTTTCCAGAGTCTCGATAAATGAACCGGCCATCACGTT